CGGGCAGTCTCTTCTACATCATCCCTCGACAACTCCTTCCTAAGGAGTTCGGCCCAATTGGGCGGATGCACTCGTAATACGGTGCTTGTTAGAGAGACGACGCGGTACTCAACGCGCTGGAGGTCTTTGTTAAACCTCTGACGGAAGAATACATCGTTACTTGCTCCCGGAGTAACACGGAGAACGCCTGGATAAGGCATTTCCGACCGGGGAAACTGATAGCCCAGCTGTGATTCAATTTCTTGTATCATTCGTTGAGCTCCCAAATCTCCAAACTTGGTAACAAAAGAGTTAGCCAAATCCGAACAAGTGAAAAGACCAGTACCATCAAAGCAAGGAACGACCCTGACTCTAACAGGAGTGACGTCCACACCATTGTGGAAATCACCACCACAAGATTCACGGAAAGGACCTTGAACGAAGGTCTTCTTACGATTGGCCAATAAGCCAACTCGCTCGAGACCCTCTATCACGTCAAGCGCAGTCGCTGAAGGCGTGATTATGTCGTCGCCATACACGTATACCGATTTGCCGCTAAGGATGTTGGTGTTCCGATAAGGATTCACCACTCCGTCGCGGATTTCGGCCTCGCGTAGAGATGCCTGTGCACATGCCCAGAAAAGCATGGCTTCAACTGGAAAGCAACAAGCACTACCCATAGGGGCAAACTTGTTAAGCTTAATCACCTTACCATTTGGCAGAATAGTTTCTTCGGAGCGACAAGCTTCGAAGCACTCAACCCAATTCGTCGGAAAAACTTGACGAACTAAGTCTAGTGACACTCTGTCCGATGCATCAGAAAGATCGATAGTGGCGAATTCTCCATCAATGGAAGAAGTTCGCGCTAATTCTCGATTGATGCCTTGATCAGTGAAGTTAACCTGACCTCGGGTAAGATTGTGGCTCTCAAGGACCTTATACAGTTTCCTCATGATTCCCTGCTGGATGAACATCATCTCAGCAGGTTCACAGGAGATAACACGAGGTCCACGAGAATCCTTGGGCACTAATACAACACGTGCCCTAGGAACAGCAACGGTAGCAGACGCCTCCAACTTCTCGTACTCATCCACTAAGTGGGTTTTGGAAAAGAAGAAGTGGTCGCTATAAGGGTAAACATCATCTAACTTCTCAAAAAAGTTGAAGC